GTAGAATTGCGTGCTAAAAAAACGCCTTGTGAGCGTGATCCCTTGGCACTATTGCATCGAGCGCAGCACGCGATCATGTTTTCCAAACTAACCGGATCACCTCCGGATTTAATACTTTGTATGTGATCGACGGTCGTAGCATCCTGCCCACAATAGGCACACGTGTACCCGTCTCTAGCTAGGACTACAAGCCTTGCTTTCTTGTACTTACTACTAACCCTTGGATCTTGCCTGCCTCTAACCATTAATACCATCCCCTTTTATTATGAAAGGCTAGGGCATTACATGGAGTGCGGTGTTTATGAGCTATGTACTTAAGGCCTAGATCTATCTGCATAAATGGATCATCGACTTTCAGCTTTAGTAATTGAGGTATCCCATATGCAGAGCTCTTAGGGTTATCTGCACGTGGATCCCACCTACTCTCTTTATTCCAGAGAGTCTCTAGGCATCTATATTGCTTAGCATTTAATAGCTTTATATGTGCGTATAGTTTGTAGTTTTCTTTATCTCTTGGTGTGTTAATTGCATTAGATGTAGGCATATTGCTAAATAGCAATAGCCCGGCCAAAAGCACCAAGCTACGTCTGCGAGCTAACCGCGGTAGCGGCTCGCCTACGAGCATGGAGCGTAAACCCTTAGTCAAATACGTGTCAATCTTGAGCGTAATCTTGAGCGTGTCCCACACCTTTTTAACATATGTGGATAAACATTGTGGATAAGTATTAAGCATCTTTACCCCATCCCTTACCCTTAAACATTAGGCCCGGAGCGCTATATACCTGCCTCATCATCATCGAGCAGCAATACGGCGTAGTGTGCTCTGCTATCTTTTCCACCGTCTCATAACGCACGTTACACACTATGCACTCATACTCATACGTCGGCATCTTTAACGTCCTCCATCATGACAATACCCATAACGCCGCATTTAACGCATTGGAGCGACTTAACGTACGGTGGCAGGTTATCGGTTACGACACGCTCTATATGATCGGTCATTTTGGCACATAGCCGGCATTTAGTTTTATACGTCGCCATAGTTAGATCTCTTTAGGTATTGCATCTCAAATAGATTAGATCGAGGCACCCAATAGTTATTCTGATACGGGTGTTTGTATTTAGGCACCTTGGCCATATGTACCGGCATCCATCCTAGTAATACATAAACCGGGCTAAAGCCTGTAACTAATATAGCTACATCGTTAGGCCTGCCCGGTCCTCGATTTTGTAGGATTAAATGGCCGTTAGTGTGTTTGGTCCACTTGACCTCAATATTCTCGCCCACGTCTGCCGTATCGTGCGCGTTATCTATCTCCGGTATAAAGCCATAATCGCCAAAATAGTTAGCTACGGCTATCTCTGCGGCTGCCGCCTCTGACTCTTGCCATACTAGCTCATGCCAGTTTTTATAGACTTGGCCAAAATTGCTCGCATCCTGCACCTCAGCGTTACGCGTTATTGTGCGCTCTAGTCCTACTCGATGAGCCGTAATTTCCTGCGACCGATCGAGTACGACTTTTACTACGCTCGACATTGTGCACATAGCCATAAAACTACCTCGCCGCTTACGTCTCGCACATTAAAGCCGCCTAAAGTAGTTTGCCACTTAAAGCACTCGTCGCATTGTTTGGCAGCTACCACGGTAATCTCGCCGTTATCGTGGATCGTCGTAGCTAGACCGTCCTTAATATAGGTTAGCTCGCTCATACTTGAGGCTTCCATTTTCCATCTGAGCCAAGCACGTGCCAATATGGGTTACATTGATTAGCTCGTACGCGCTCGGTGCACTTGTAAGCGGCCCACGGTTTACCCGTTGCCTTGGCCGTGCCCTCGGCCCATATCATCGTGCCATGAGCACATCGAGGAGCCTCAGCTACTAACTCACCGCCTAGGCTTTTACCAATCTCTAAAATGCCACTAGCCATCGTAGCCATATCCTCGATCGAGGCCTTTGTACTCCACGGATCCGAGTCTGCCGGTAAAGTCTCTACCTTTTGCATATCTTGTACGGTAGGCCGTGCGTGCTCACTTGGCGTTAATAACCCGATAACGCGCCCGTAAGCTGAGGTAATCGTGTCCTCTATAAACCATTTTTTCATATTGTTTGGATACGTTGAGACGTTACCAAAAGCGTAATCCACGGCGCTAGGCACCATATCCTCGTACTCACGGTATGCCTCAGCTTTTACGAGGATTGTGCCCTTAATAATATCGATGTCCTCGATGTAGGCGATTAATCGCCCGGATGGAAATTCTGCTCTAAAGCGCTTAATACGAGCGTTTACATCCTCGTAATTGTCTAAAAACCCCATTAGATTAGCTCCTTGTCTTTCAGAGCTTGCGCAATAGCGCGGCCACGTACAAACCCCTCGCCGTGCCCTTGTCGGTGTCCTATGGAGTAACCGATTACCATAAACATAAAGCCCATACCGCAGGCTGCCAAACCGATCAATATATCTAAACTATTCATTACTTAGCCCTTTGTTAAGGCCGATCAAGCTACTAACCGAGTAGCCCTCTCAGCGTTTGTAGTATCAGTATGAAGGCTTTTTGTCAGATATCAAAGCGTATTCGTGTTTGGCGTGTCGGCCTTAGGGTGCTCTTTAGGTTTAGACTTTAGACCATTACCGGCTAACACGCCGCCAAGGGCTCCGGTTAAGAATATGGCCAAGGTTTGTAAAAGTTGTATAAAGTCTCGATCGTTAGGCGCTTGAGCTCCTACGGGCTGAGTGACAAAGACAAGCGCGTATACGGCACCGCCCGTAATTACAAAAAAGGTTAAAGCTAAAACCGCGCCAATTAAAAATATCAGGCGAGCGTGAATATCCTCAGGGGATAAACGTTTATTTTCTTTACTCATCTGTCGTAATAAGGTCCTTAGTGCAGGTGCCGGTAACTTCGCATTGAGGCGGAGTGCACTCAGGCTTTGTCCAGTTTTCGTATTCTTGGCACTCATATCTTACCCATCCTTGATAACCGCACCCCGATAGGAGCAAAGTCCCCACCATTGCCCCTATCAGGGCCCGGATCATTTAGAGCCTATGCCGTATTGCTTCTCGCTTGGTTGTACCGCTTTAAGTAGCGGACCTACGAGGCCGGCGATAAAGGCATTAGCTAATACTTTTGGATCAGTAATACCCGACATATACAAAGCTGCTACGGATGCGAGCGCTGCTCGTGCGTATGATTTTGCAGCTGCCTCTAATTGCTTTTTATTCATTGTGCTCTCCTGTAATGCCCCTTAATTGACTTGGTAATACACCGATACCGTTGTAGTACCGCTTGCTACGACACCATATAAAGCTTGATGATCTCCGACGGGTACCGTGATTTTATCTTTATGATCTAAAAGATAACCGTTAGCGGTAGTTAAGTCCGCTCCGCCTATGTATAGATCATCATTAGTAGCGTGTATTAAAGCTGTTTGATCTCCTATGCTTTCAGGCACCAAAATAGTCGCTGATGTAGTTACGGTTACTTGTCTGCTAGTTGGCATCTTTTAATCCTAACTTTTCTATTAGTTGTTTAGCCTTAGTAGCCGACACCTCTACCTCAAAGTGCATATCGTCCGGCCTGCTCTTAAAATCGCCGCCCCACTTGAGGCCGTACTTTTTAGCAAGGGCTCTAATCATTGGTATTTTTTCAGCCGGGAAAGTGTCGTACTTACCTAGTGGATGCTTTGTAGCGTTTAGATCGATAGCGGTACCGGAGGAGTGGCACGATAATTTTGTAGGGTTGCCTCGCACCATGCGGTAGGCGTACGCCCAATCGTCAAACGTGCCCTCATCGATCGGCTCGATTAGCTCGTGAAATTCAGCCGCGAAGGCTGCGAGTAGTGGCCCCACACTCTCAGCACATCGCAGCTTACGATCCGTACCCTTTACGGGGTAGGACTTTATTTTAATCTCGGCAGGATCTTTAGAGGCCGGGTAGCCGTTGTAGCTTGTCTCCATTAAAGGCCTAAAGCTACTAAATCATCTGTGGTAATTCCAAGTGCTGCTAGTTTTTGTTGTGCAGCCAATTTAGCCGCCTCAATTTTTAATTTATCATTTATTACATCTTGTGCCATTTGTGCGACGCAGGCATCTATTTCTGAGTCGGTTGGCGTTGTAGTGTTGCTTGGATTTACCCAAACTACATCCTGCATATTTTCTCCAATTAAATAAAACTCGCAATTTGGTCGCAAACGTTGTAACGCTGCTAGTTTTTCTTTCATGGTCACACCTCCATTAAAATCATACTGATAGGGCCGGTACCTGATCCGGCATTAGTGCTAACGGTCGTGGATGCCGAGTCACTCGCAATTTGTAATTTATAAGTTGTTGCCGAGGTAGTGGCCGGGGAGTCTACGTAATTAAATGCTAAAGAATTACCAAACTCTTTAGTACCTGCGGCGGTAGGTAGTGTTAAATATTCATAATTCCAGCCGTACTGTTTAACGGTCGCGCCGCGCAAAACATAGGCATCACCTTCGGCGTAACCATCTGTTTTAGTTGTATTTACTAAAAATCCGGGTATCCCGACAAAAACTAATATTTTAGATGATGAGCTTGATGGGGTAATAGTTGCCGTTAAACCTGTGTCTACTTTTGTAGCACCGGCCGTACTTACTGTCGTCGAATAAGTAGCGGTAACTATTTGTTTAACCGCACCGCCGCCCGGTGTTGCCCATTTTAATCCGGTAGCCGTTGTTGAGTCTGCCGTAAGTACGGTGTCGTTAGCACCCACGGCTAAACGTGCGAAAGTGTCTGCACCTGTCCCGGGTACTAGATCACCTTTAGCATCGATAGCCGTAGCCATGGAGTTAGTAACGGTTACGGTACCTGAGGTACCTCCTCCGCTAATACCTACACCTGCGGTAACTCCATCGATGTCACCTGCGGCACCTGAGGCTACCCAAGCTGCACCGTCGTAATACCATAAAGAGTTATTATCTTTTGTAAATGCAAACTGTCCCTCGGCCGGTGCGGTGATAGCCGCATCTCGAGCGGTAGCGTTTGTGAATACGTTAATGCCCTGCATGAGGTAGCCGTTTACGTCACCGGCGGTTAATACCTCACCCGTTACAAAGGTCTTAAAACCTTGACCAGCTGCCATAACCTTGCTCCTTAGTATGCTAATACGGAGGTATCGAGCACTCCATATAGTGATGAGTTTAATATAAAGCCGTCGATAATCGGCTCTAGTGTTGTAAATGTCGTTTTCCATGAGTTAGGCGTAACACGGTGTACTACGCCAAACACTTGTAAAGTCTGTTGCAGGGTCGAGTTACCAGGCTGATTAGTCGTAACCTCTACCGGGTCAAAAAAATCTAAAGTAAGTGCGGCCAAGATGCCATCGTTATAATCGTCCATATATAAATCAAGCTCTACCGCATCGCATCGAGTTTGCGTATCTTTACGGCTTGCTACGTAGGCGCGTGCGTAATCGAGTGCGGCTTGGTCGGTATCCATGACTAGGTTAGTTTGATTATATGAGTGCACAAAGTACTCATCGATCGAGGCTTGATCCTGAGCCAGCTGCGCCGTACCGCCTATCTTTGTAATAGAGGCAGAGTTATAAACCTGAGTATCGTCTAAGCGCCATATAGCATTAAAGTAATTTATATCGGTCCCATTATCATTAAATTTAGTTACCGGGAAAGCCTGAGAGTCGATACAAAAAGCCCGATCGTGCAGCACTACGGAGCCGCGAGCATCGATATACAAAGCGCCGTACTCAGAGATAGTAGCCGTTTGTAAGGCGTTAAGAGCGGTGCGAGGGTTGCCCGGGTCTGCCTGAAAAATAGTCGTACCGTATTGGATCTCGCGTTGCGATGGAGGCCAAGCGATCTCGTCGAGGATAGCGTTTACACGCTCTCCGGGTAAGTCACCGGCCTCAGCTAGAGTAACGGTCGATATCTGACTATTTTGGAAAAGTCTAAAAGCATCTACCGCCGTAATAGTCGTATAGGTTACATCGGTAGCCATCTTAGGCGTAGTAGTCGTATAGCTAGTAATAAAGCCGCTAAATATTGGATACTCGACACCTTGATAAGTAGCCGTAATCGCTACCTTACGCATCGGAGTAAGTAACCCGTAATAAGGGCCGGCGGCATTTTGAGGATTAAAGTCGCCATTTTGATCGACAATACGGAGAGTTAGCGTACCTGTTTGGAATACGTCCGCCTGAGCGTTACGGCCTCGCATAGTTGTAATACCGTCTACTTGATCCGATACGTCTACGATCAAAGCCTCAGAGTCGGCTAATACGTTTGTCCCTAAAATACCGCTATTAAGGATCATCGCTTGAGCGAAAGCCGGACCCGTAGAAAAGTTAATAATCGCGTTTACTGTAGGGACGGTCATAGAGTGCCTGCCACTAATAAAGGATCTCCGTCGCGGTTAATCTTTTGGATAGTTTCTTGTAGCAAGGTACTAAACTCATCCTGAGATGCAATAGCGCCGGCGTTAATCGTTATGTTATATGCTCGAGCAGCTTGAGCCGCGTATCGTGATCCACTTGCTGCACCTGCGACTCCTGCTCCGCCTGATAAGCCTGCAAGAAATGAAGTCTGAGCTATTCTTTCTAAATCGAGAGTACCTGCAATAGCGCCAAGCGAGCTAGTTTCTAACGCTAACTCGGCCGCCTCGTTTGCCATCTCAGTTAAAAGGGCAAAAGCGTTAGCTCTTTCTGTTGCAGCCTCGACCGCCTCTATAAGTACGTCCGTAGATACTGTAAGTGCATCGCCTTTATTTATTTTAGATACGGTGTCGCCCGGTGTAATTCCCGGTATTGTTTCTTTAGGAATAACGGTAATTGTACCGTCACCTTTTTTCGTAGTGTCTGCACCTTTTGTAGTAGTGCCGCCTACCGCCGCACCGGATCCGACTCTGCCTAAAGCTGCGGCGTACTCTTGTAAAGCCTTGAGGCGAGCATCATCGGCCGCCTTTTGTGCCTTGGCTACGCGGTCGATCATTGATAGCTCGGCAGACTCGACTAACTTGCTAAGAGTTAGAGCCGCGTTTGTCGTATTACTCAAAGAGGCGAGCTTAGCGATTTCCGTTAATTGTATTTGTACGCGCTCGTTATAACTTTCTTTAGCTGCCAAGTCACCGGCAGCCGTAATAGCTGCATTGTATTTACCGAAAGCAATTTGTCGAGCAGCTTCTTTTTCGCTTTCTGCCATCTTGCTATCATTGATAACTTTGAGCTCTTTTAGTAGCTGCGTGTTAAGAGCCTCTAAAGTTGCACCGCTAATCTTTGTAATGCCCGCTAACTTCTCAGCATCGGTAGCCTTTTGTAATAAGCCAAGCTCTGTAATTTTCTTAAGGGCGAGCTCGCCGTTGTCCTCCTCGATAGCCTGTAAAGCCTCGAGGCGTAGGATCGTGTCCTTATCGTATGTAGCACGTAGAGCCGCGGCGATAGATATGCGGTTAGTATCGAATACGGCCGCAGCCTTTGATAACGAAAGTTTATTTTTCTCTGCTAATTCTTGCTTTTTTAATAAAGCTAATCTTTCTTTTTCGCGCTTAGCTGCGGCTGCGGCTGCGGCGGCTCTAGCTTTGTCTGCCTTTACTTGAGCATCGGTAGAGCCCGATATCGTCATAGGCGTAGTAAATGGTTGAGGTCCTACTTTACCTAGCGAATTAAAAAACTCTATCCAAGTTGGTATAAGAGGGATCATTTGAGGATCTAAAAATTCAACGCCCGGTATGCTCTTAATCTTTTCTATGAGCACGCCAATACCGCGAATAACATCGGCGGTATAATCTGCCACGTCCTCCATGTTTTTAGCTAAACTAGCTACGGATTTATCATCGCCTAATTTAGACAAAGCATCTACTAGACCTTTACCTATAATCTCTTGAGCGTTACCTGCCGCTTCTTTGAGTACGCGCATCTTTCCGGAGTATGTCTCAAGCTCTGCGGCACCTGCTCCTGCAAAAGTCTTAGTCAGTAACTCGACGGCATCATTAAAATCTAAAGTCTTTAACTCGGTCTGAGTAAGCCCTAGGTTATATTTTCTTAGGCCTTTAGTGTTGCCTACTACCGCTGCCGCTAAATCTTGATTAACGGTCAGTAAATCTTGACCCGATCCGGCCGCTACATCGAGCGATAGGTTTAGTAGATTTTGAGCCTTAGCGGTATCGCCTGTAACGGTTATTAGTTTTTGGAAAGACTCGCGTAAAATCTCGCCCTCATAGCCAAAC